GGAGCATCTATTCCCATCACTGATTCTTTTTCCGCAAAGGCAAAGTTTGAGCACAAGTGGGGTCAAGATGACGCTCGCGATTGGAAGTTTGAAGTCGGCACCAAGTACAAGTTCTGAGGTATAACCAATGAAACTTAAAGCACTCGCAGCAGTTGCAGCTGCTACTCCTCTGATGGTTGCCTGCGGTAGCGCAGAGAAAACATCCTTTACGTTGAATGGAGCAGGTGCTACCTTCCCTGCTCCTCTGTATAACTCCTGGTTCCAGACTATGGCACAGGAGACTGGAAACCAAGTGAACTATCAAGCAGTTGGTAGTGGTGCTGGTGTCCGTCAGTTCACTGCTAAGACTGTTGACTTCGGTGCTTCTGATGGTGCTGTGTCAGATGCTAAGCAGAAACTGCCGATGGTCCATATTCCTATGACTGGTGGTGCTATCGTTCCTGCTTACAACAATCCTGGTTGTGAAGCAAAGATGACTCAGACACAACTTGCTGATGTTTTTCTTGGTAAGATCACCAACTGGTCTGAGTTTGGTTGTGCCGATAAGAAGATCACAACTGTGTGGCGTTCTGATGGTTCAGGAACTACCAAGGGTTTCACCAACTCTTTGTCAGCATTCTCTCCTGAGTGGAAGAAGACTGTAGGAACTGGTAAGGCAGTCTCTTGGCCTGTTGGTATTGGTGGTAAAGGTAATTCTGGTGTTGCCGCTGGCATTAAACAACTGGATGGTGCTATTGGTTATTTGAACTATGGTTATGTGAATGGCGGTAAGTTCCAACAGGTTGCTCTGCAAAACAAGGCAGGCAACTTTGTGAAGGCAAATGCAGAAACTTCTGCTGCAGGACTTGCCAAGATTGTTTTGGACGATAAACTTCGTGGAGCAGATCCAAATCCTGCAGGTGTTAACGCCTACCCTATTGTTTCGTTGACTTGGATTCTTGCTTATCCTGAATCCAAAACTGGAGTCAAGGAAACTCTTCGTTATATGTTAAGTGAAAAGTCGCAAGGTCTTTCAGATTCTCTGGGATACGTACCTCTTCCAGAGTCTCTTCGACAGAAAGCACTTGCTGCTGTTGACACTATCAACTAAAAACCGTATAATGGGGAACTATTGTTCCCCTTTTTTTATGAAAAAGAAAGTACAAAAAATGTTAGAATGGTTCTATCAGGATTCTGATAGGGGTGAACAAAATATTTCTGAGTGTAAAAGTCTCTACGATCTTGTAGAACGTCTTCAGTATCGTCTAGAAGATATGGAAAATGAGCATATGCAGTTAACCCGTGAAATTGCTATACATCGACGTGAAATTGGTAGATTGACAGGTATACTAGATACGTTAGAATCTCGGTTACCTGATGAAGATTAATCTGTGGTATTCAAAGAGTATGTCTCAGTGGCGTTGGACACTTGTGGAAGAGTGGAAGAACGGAACCACTAAAACAGAACAGCATTCTGGACAAAGAATCTATCTACGTGACGCAATGGAAGATGTTGCCAATACTGTAGAGTATATGTTAGAATGTAGAGACAAGCCCGATTAGCGCAGCGGTAGCGCAGTTGCTTTACACGCAATTGGTCGGCGGTTCGAATCCGTCATCGGGCATTATAAATAACTGAAAACTGAAGAAGTATAAGACCATCACAATGGACAATATTAAGATTAGGTGTCTTTCCTGTGGTAAGGAAATGGAAGGGCATCAAACCAAGACGGTTTCTTGTGGTTGCTCAAATATGGCAACTATTCGTGGAGATAAGATTTCAGCAACAGACTTGTCTTTGGTCGTTATGATTAATGCACACCAAAAGACAAAAAACTCTGTCCTCTCTAGAGAAGATCTTGCTTTCCAAGAACAGAGAAGACAGAGAAAAGTTCGTAAGATGAATTTTGAGATCAGATAGGTCTTAAGATACAGTTTTCGTCATAGCGAGCATATTGAAAACCATCCTCATATAATTCACCAAAACCAAATTTTTTGGCAACGAGTGATCTTTGTTTCTTACCTATTGCAAGGGAAGACTCATTGAATCCTTCATTGAGTTTTGGTCCATGAGGTTTTGCTGCCAGAATGTCTCCTGGTTCTGGAGAAAGTTTTACCATACCTTCTTCTAAATTTTGATACGTATATTTCATAAAGTGATATAGTATCTTCTTCCTCTCTTTCAGTGAATATTCTTTTGGTTGTTTTGTGTACTTTACTTCATAACCAACTTCTGCAAGTCTTGTTTTTTCGTGAAAGTAAATTCTTTCGGCAAGAGTTTTGATTCTTTTTTCTAAATTTGCAGAACCATAATTATCTTCAAACTCTAGATATAAGTAACTTTTTTTGTTTTGATATAAAATTATAAATGTATAGATTGCCATTCCGCCATCTTCACATTTAAAATTTACTTGTTGATATCTTTTTTCTTCCTGTGGATATATGGGTGATGCATCTTGATATCCAAGTGTTTCTAATAGTTTTTCAAATTCTTCAAGCACTTGACAAAAATCCAATAGATGTACTATATTATAACACATTGGAGAGGTGGCCGAGTGGTTTAAGGCAGCAGTCTTGAAAACTGCCGAAGTGCAAGCTTCCGTTGGTTCGAATCCTACCCTCTCCGTTAGCAAATCCTGACAAACTTGACTTTGTTCGGCTACTCACTATTATAGCTAGTAAGTATTTTACTCCTAAAAAAATGGACAAGACATCCTATGAGAATTGGGTGAGAGTCAAAGAAGTATTAGAAGAGTGTGGAAATACAGATAACTTTTATTATAGACGAGCTTGTGCTATAGTATCAGGACAACCAGATCCTATGGAAAACGTGAGTGTTGGCAATGGCACACAGGATGAATGAAATCAAACCTGATCACTATATAACAAAGGATCAATGTCAAGAGATGATTGATGATGCAATACGTAAACACAATCGTAATGCATCAATCATCAGTTTTTGTGTCGGGTGGGTTGTTCTTGCGCTTTTTGCGGAAGGTCTCCTTCGACTCATTGGAGTGATCGAACCCCTTTTCCCCTGGTTAAAAATTACACTTTAAAATAATCAATGAAAATCTTTTTGGATACAGCAGACGTTCCTACTATTGCGGAAGCATTTACTACAGGACTGATTGACGGTATTACAACCAATCCCACTCTTATTATGAAATCTGGTAGGGATCCCGAAGATGTCTACCAAGAGATTAAAGATATTGGTGTCAAAGACATCAGTATGGAGGTGATGGGTAACTGGACTGAAATGTTGGATGAAGGTCGTCGTCTTGCTGCAAAGTTTGGCGATGTTGCTACAATTAAGGTTCCTTGCACTAAAGATGGTTTGGCAGCGTGTCGCTATCTTTCCGAAGATGGTATCAAAACAAATGTCACTCTTATCTTCTGTGCTGCTCAAGCAGTTCTTGCTGCAAAGGCAGGTGCCACTTATGTGTCTCCTTTTGTGGGACGCCTTGATGATCAGTCAGTTGCTGGTTTGGAAGTAGTGCGCTCTATTTCAGAACTCTATCGTATTCACGGCATCAGAACACGAGTTCTGTCTGCTTCAATTCGTAGTGTTCAGCGTGCTATCAGGTCTTGGTATAATGGTGCTGACATCTGCACAATGCCACCAAAGGTGTTTGAGCAGATGTATGATCATATCCTTACCGACAAAGGTATGGAAATTTTTGAAAACGATTGGGCTCAAGTAAAAGCAGGAGGAGTATGAAAACATTCAACACTGTTGTTTTAGACATCACTGTTGCAATATTGGATTTTCTCTATAACGGTAGAGATTATCAGCGTTTCTGGGTGCTTGAGGAGATTGCTCGGGCACCCTATTTTGCGTTTTTGAGTGTACTGCATTTTAGAGAATCAATGGGACTACGTGGTCCAGAACACATCTATCTAATGGAGGAACATTTTGCTCAAACACTTAACGAGACAGAACATCTTGAATACATGGAAAGTCGGGGCGGTAACTCTTATTGGGTGGATCGCTTTGTCGCCAGACACCTTGTACTTATCTACTATTGGAGCAACGTGGTTTATTATTGGTTGGCTCCTCGCTCTGCTTACCATCTCTCCTACGAAGTAGAGATTCACGCAGCAGAAACATATGCAAAATACCTAGCACTCAATGGTCACGATGACAAGATCGTTGAGATCTTAAATGATGAGCTAGAGCACTCTAGAGAACTACATAAAGCAATGGAACTTATCAAATGAAAGTAGGATTAATCGGACTCGGACGGATGGGCGAAGGAATGTCCCGTCGTATGATCAAAGCAGGTATTGAAGTTCATGGGTATCGTAAAAATTTTCAGAAAGCTGAAGAACAATATGAGAAGGGTTATATCAGTGGATATACCACTTCTTTGGAAAGCCTTGTTCAAGTAGTTAAACAGAAAGGTCCTGGTATCTTTCAACTTGTTATCCCCGCAGAAACCGTAGAGGACACACTAAATGAGTTATTACCATTACTTGGCGACGGGGATATTATTATTGATCATGGCAATAGCAACTTTAAAGATTCTCGCAAGAGAGCAGAAAGGTTGGCCAAACTTGGTATCCAATTTATTGATTGTGGTACTAGCGGTGGAGTTTTTGGTTTGGAGCGTGGATACTGTCTTATGGTTGGTGGTTCAAATACAGCAGTATCTGTATGTTCCCCCATTTTCCGCTCACTCGCACCCGGTATTGGATCTGCCCATCGCACTGATCCATTGAGTCATGAAACATCTGCAGAGAATGGTTGGTTGCATTGTGGACCACCAGGTGCAGGACACTTTGTCAAAATGGTACATAATGGTGTAGAATATGGAATCATGCAAGCATACGCAGAAGGATTTAATATCCTGCATGAAGCTAATGCTGGGGCAGCTTACGTTAAAGCGGGCGATGCGGAGGTGGCTCCGATGGAGAATCCAGAAGATTATTGCTACGATATTGACACTGCTGAAGTGGCTGAGTTGTGGCGTCGTGGTAGCGTGGTTGGCAGTTGGTTATTGGATCTTACTGCGGATGTACTTCGAGGCAATACAGAGCTTAGTAATTTCGATGGAGGGGTATCCGATAGCGGTGAGGGTCGCTGGACTGTTCATGCCGCTGTCGATTTGGGTGTACCCACTCCTGTCATTTCTACGGCGTTGTTTGAGCGTTTTGAATCTCGTCGGTTGGGCGCTTTTGCCTTCAAAGTATTAAACGGAATGCGGTATATGTTCGGAGGACACAATGTTCGCTGATGTTCTTGCCTGGATCGCAATACCCTTTGTACTATCCACAATATATTTCGGGGTACGAAAAGGTGAAAATAACTACTATGAAACAGACAAATACGATGGAAACGGAACCGCTCACTAGACGCATAGTAATCTTTGGTGCTACTGGAGATCTATGCAAAAGAAAACTTATCCCTGCACTATATCAACTATGGTGTAAGCACCTTTTGCCACAAGATCTTTTGATCGTCGGTGCTTCACGTAGGGAGTTTACTAAAGAGACGTGGTTAGAAAGACTTGGTGATTATCCTGCAGAGTTTACTGATTGGTTAGACTTTGTTTGTTGTGATCTTGATTGTAAAGACAGTTTAATGAAACTGCACGATGAGAGTGCAGATACAACTTACTTCTTATCTGTGCCACCAGAACGCTATGAGAATGCTATCATCAATCTCAAAGAAGCCGGATTCCTTGACGACCCGGACCACTCCCGCGTGGTTATCGAAAAACCCTTTGGGTACGATTATAAATCTGCTGATCATTTACAGTCTGTGGTTAGCAGATATCTACGCGAAAAACAAGTCTATCGCATTGACCATTATCTTGGTAAAGATACTGTCAATAATATTCTTGCTACAAGGTTTGGCAATATTCTTCTTGAACCACTTTGGAACAGAAATTATGTAGATGAGGTTCAAATTTTTGCAACTGAAGTTATCGGTTGCGAAGGCAGAGCACAATATTATGATACTGCAGGTGTTGTAAGAGATATGCTTCAGAATCATATGCTTCAGGTTCTGTCGTTGATTGCTATGGATGCTCCCTGCAGAATGGATGCAAGAGAGATTCGTAGAGAGAAAACAAAGGTTCTTGCTGCTACAAGACTGGGTGAAAAGTTTATCACTGGTCAGTATGAAGGATATCGTCAGGAGCAGGATGTTGGTGAAAATTCCAACACTCAAACCTTTGTTGCTGGTGATTTGTATGTTGATAACTGGAGATGGCAAGGTGTTCCTTTCTACTTTATGACTGGAAAGAAGATGCCATATCAGTGTGTTGAGGTTGTTATCAAACTGAAAGCACCACCTGTTGGATTGTTTGAGGGAGAAACACCTGGTCGTATTGTTATGCGATTACAACCACACGCTCACCTTGATATCCAAATTGATGTCAAGTCACCCGGACTTGGTGAGAACGTTGAGTTGGCAACACTCACTCACAGATATCCTGATTGGTTGGGTGTTGATGGATATGAAAAACTTCTTTATGATGCACTGAATGCTGATCAGTCACACTTTGTTCACTCTGATGAAGTGGCTGAATCGTGGAGAATCGTTGATGATCTACTTTGCACAGGTGATTCTTGCCCCGTAAGAACCATACCTTACATTTACAAGGAAGGCAATTGGGGTCCACAGCATAAAGTAGATAACATTACTCACTGGGATTATCCTGCATAATTGTGGATACTCTAACTTTTGTTGAGTGGGTAGGCGTTGTTACTGCATTTTTATTTGGAATCACTATGATATGTCAAGGACACTTCATCTATCACCAAAAATATGGGTACTCCAGAAAAGAAACCGAAGATCCCGAAGCAAGAGACCGAGTTAGAAGACAAATCGAAAAAGCAATTAGAAGTAGAAAGGATCGCTAGGCATATTCATCCTCACGATGATGAACCTGACCCTACTGCTTATATGGGAAACTACAACTTTCCCCAAATGCTTTTTGCTTTTTGTATTGGATTTGCAACTATGTTTGTATTAGCAGTTGATGAAATTAATGATTTTAAAGGATGTCCATTACCTGCATACTTTCAAGAAAACCCCCAATGAGAGACGACGAAAAGAGGGAGTTCTACAAGGGACTCAGAGAAAGGATTAAACAACTTAGAATGGAACATCTTTTTGAAGAACCTTGCCCACTTTACGAAGAAGACGATGATTCATAAAGTTGCACACTTCGCTGCTTGGACTTTAAACAATCCTTGGACACTAGGACCAATGTGTTTGGCACTAGTGTTCGTTCCTATTTTAGGAATGCATATGGTTCACAAGTATGGTTGGGAACACTGGGAACCATTTGACAGGGGACATAAGTGAGGTTATAATTAGTACATAGAGGACTTGAGACGTTCCAACCAAGGTGCTCATCGGTTCAGATATACTGAAACCCTGTTGGTGAGGATAAACCCCCTTGGATATTCACAACGGAAATTGTGTCTTACTCCGTTACAAACTGTCAGTATGTTGGGTGTAGCGCCCATATAGCATACGGATAAGTGTAACGTTACCGGGGCGTAGTTCAGTTTGGTAGAACGCTGCTTTTGGGAAGCAGAGGTCGTAGGTTCGAATCCTGTCGCCCCGATTAGTCAGTTTTCAACTGACTTTCTTGACAACAAATCCCACCTCTTATATAATACAAGGGTAATCAAACACAACGATGACACTGATCGAAAAGTTCAAAAAAGACATCAGCACTCTGCGTGCTGCTGCCGATGGAGAAATTTATCTTGATGTAAAGAATCCGAAACTTTACAAAAAGGTTCGCCGCTACTACGAAAAAGAAGGAGTGGT